ATTTGGCAAATTAGCAATGCGCAACGCAGTTGCCTGATTGCTTTTTGTGACCTCTTGTAAGGTGGTGTATTTACTTAGTTGGCTCATCGTTCATGGCATTGGATAAATCTTCACTTTTACGACCTATTAACGTCTTAATCTTACCCCATAAATCCTTTCCTGTAACCGCTTCAATGGATTCCACAATGGATTTAAATTCGATTATGGCAATGACGGTTGCAATCAATTTAGTGATGGGTATTAATTGTTCAATGATATAGGTTTCGATTAAAAAACCGCTTACGATTGCGAGTTGGTATAATAACATTTTAGTCACGCTATCCGACATTCGTCTTGAACGAATACGCTGCCCTACTTTTAACGCTTTCCAAATGCCGACTACCATATCAGCACCAACCAAAAAACCAATGGTAATCATTAGTTCTTTGATGGGAAGGAAAATTGTAATGATGCCTAACAACCAAAACTTACCCTTTAAAAACAATGACCATTTCATTTTTTAATTTCGTATTGTTTTTTCAGATATTGCTTTAATAATTTTTCGTATTCTTTTTTTCTCTTTAATACGATGGTGGAAGGAAGTCTTTTAGTGTCCATTTAACTCGGTTATATTTATATGAATCGCTGATTAAAAAACTACTTTTACCGTATGGGTTGCGGTCAGGTGAAATATCATTATTTGAGTTCGATGTGTATTCGGGAAACAATGAACTATTATAGCACAAATATTGAACCAACCGATTGGTGTAATAACGAGCGTTATCACGTGCAGCTTCTTTCAATGATTCCATTTCGCCCTTCGTTACTGGCGTGGTATCTTCACTTTGTCGGCTAACAAGATTACCGTTATCATGTTTGTAAAGTAATGATGGATAAAGTTCAACCATAGTCCACCATAATAGCGATTTTAACACGTAATCATTCAACAATGTTTCATAATCACCGCTAATTGTTCCTGCGCTAACATCGGCTTTTATTTTATTCATTAAATCAGTACCCAAATAATTCGTTATTTGTTTGTCCTGCGCCAAATAAATTGCAGGTCTGATAATATTGGGATCAACAGCGTCTGTAATTGCTGTGTATTTCTTTAAATAATCCTCTGTAATTAATAATATTTCGGGTTGTATTGCCATTTTTATTCGTGTTTATTTGATTGCAAAACGTGGGTTATCGGGTAAAAATCCATTATACGGCATGTCGATTGGACGTTGTTCAACTAAATAGTTATTGCGGATTTTATAACCTGCTTTTTCCGCCATACTCCACGCCTTTTTTTGTACGTTGGGATTGTTTAAATCTAATCCAAAACCTTTCGCGCTAATGTATAACTCCTTGCTCCACCAATGGCCACAGTTGCCCCCGCCTTTAAATAACCAACAACTATATGTATCAGCTCCACGCGGTCCCCATCCTGGATTAACTGCTTTGTTATTCATCGCTAATATATCTTCTTTTCTATATAGCTTATCAGCGGCTAACATCTTTGAGCAAAATGGGCGAGTTGACGATGTTACACGACCACTATAACGGTAACGTGTGTAATATGTCTTTCCATTAATGACTTTATCTTGGTCACTCTTTGCGTTTGGTTTTGCAGTTCCTGTACTTGTCGATTGTTGTATTTCAATACCATCGAAGATATGCGCTAACGCTTCGTTTTCAATGTCGTCATTTTCATAATCTACTTCGTAACTATCTAACAAAATCCAATCTTCATTTGGTTCTTCACCCAGTTCTATTAATGCTTCCGCTATTTGGTCTAATTCGTTGGTATTACTTTCGATTATTCTCGCTGCCCAATCACGACCAGCATCACCTCCCCATAATTGCCAAGCGATACGACCTGCGGATGGAAAACCTTCTTCGCCTTGATTCCAACCAATCGCTTCTTTATCTACTTCATGACGCGAGAAATAAGAGTTCATACGTTTAACCGTATCAAAAGATAAATTTCTTTTATTGCTTATATCACGCGCACGTGCTACACCTACTTCCGTTCCACCCCTTCCGTATTCATCGCGCCACTTTAAACCCAATTCGGCTTCATCTGCCATCTCATCGGTTGGTTCAAAGCTATCTGCTAAATCAACTTTTTTTTTTTGCGCTATTTGCGTAGGATCTAAAACGACATTTGATAAGTTATCGAAAATCGTGTTTATCTGCGCATCACTCATCGTAGGGAATGCCGCTTTTGTAATTGCCTTCGCACTCGTTGGCGTTAAAACATTCGCAGTTGTTTGAGTAATGATTTCTAATAACGATGAAATTTGCGCACCATTCAATGCTTGGCTTGCTACATCAGTTGGAGTCGATGAAGTCGCATCTGTTGTTGGCGCAGCATCAATGAATAAATCATTTTGAACTATTGAAACATCGCTTGTAATACCTTCACTATCCAACAAATATTCAACGCTCGTAGTAATCATACGTTGAAATGGCTCAATGACTTGCTTCATGAAAATATGCATCGCAGTTTTCATTTCATCGGTATTACTTCCCAATCCACCACCATCACGAATACCAAATAACAAAGGACTTGTAACGCGATGCGCCACCAATATAGATTCAACAGCTTGGCTAACCAACGTTTCAAACTGCTTATCCATGTCGCCCACAGGGAACGAAGTAAACTCAACACCTCGATCTCTTTCTTCATTAAAAAATGTCAAAACCTTACCAGCATTTTCAGCACCTTGAATGGATTGCTGTAATTGATTTTTAATCATACGTTGTTCTTCCAACGATGGAATTCCATTGTTAAATGAAGCAATTAATGAAGGGAAAAATCCATTTAAAATGATGTTAACTTGGTACTCGCTTATTTGTCGCGTTAATTCGATATTGTTTATCGCGCTTATGTAGTCGGGTTTTGGGTAGTATTCACTTCCTGGAACAATCGAATGAACGAATAACACTTGTTTAGGACATTCGTCTTTATAATCCGTGTTGAACATCGGAATATACGAGGGCGTATTTTTCTTTTTTCGAGTGTCGTTCCAATCACGCGAGTAATAAATACCCGTGATATCATCATTATCATCGGAACATGCCAATCGACAATTCTCAAAAGGTAAATGGTTAACTTGTGCAATGGTTTTTCTATCCATTGACCAAATAACTTCCCAATAAAAACCACCATGCAATTTTAAATCTAACGCTGTTGTATGCAAGATGCTATCTAAATTCAATCGCTTAATCTCATTTGTCGCCTGTGGATTATTGGAAACAAATTCAGTTCCTGCAATCATGAAAGAAATCGAATTTACAACGCTACCATGTACGGGACTTTCGTTATACAACTCGATTAGATACTGAGGAAACATATTTCCCTCTCCAAATGTTACAAATCCCTTCCTATCTTCACGCTCAATCGGTTGAATTTTTACATATTTGGACAGCTCTAATTGAGTTGCTCCAAACTTTTGTTTTATGTCATCTACTATATTAGGCATTGTTATATTCAATATCAGATGGAATTGTTAACGTGGGTTGATCGTAGTAATTAATGAGCGAACTGAATTGGATAAAACCTCTTTGAATCTCACCGACCACATCATTAGAAGTAGGATCAAGGTTAGTATTTGAATTTTGACCGTAAACAATATAACTCCAACGACCACCATGAGCGATAAGAATCGATGCGTTAGTTGGATCATCAGTATTCGTGCTAATACCCAAAGTCGTAATCCTTTCGTTCTCATTTATAATCGTTGGAATAACGTATAATAATTCCGAAGTTAATTCATTTTGCAATACCAATAAATAATCGGTATAGGTTGTTGAAAAAAGTAAAACCCCCTCCTTTAAAGAAAGGAGAAGGGTTTGAGATGCCGTATTTGATTGCAGGTAATTCACTGCAATTAGATTAAATTGTTGGAGCTACAACAGTAATACCACCAAAGTTATCAAATGGAATACTTGTAAATGATTCCAAACGATACGCTTTGTGTGCTTCTTCTGCGGTGAACGTAATGGTGTAACCATTTAAATCACCCTTTGCAGTTCCAGTTGCTGTTGATGCTGCGGTTACTTCCGCGCCATCGATACGTCCAACCATCCAAATATTGTCATTGTTATCTTGAACGAATACAACCAAACGATTTTTAGCAACTAATTCTAATTGCTTTCTTCTTGGTGCGCTCAATTTGTGGAATGTAGCTGTAACGGTTTGAGTATAGAATATAGTTCCATTCTCAACGTTAGAAGCAACTTCTTCGGTAAACATTCCTGTGTGTTTTGGGAGTGTGTACTGATAAATTGTTTTCGTAGGCAATCCATCAATTTCTTCGGAACTTGCATCCGCTGTTACACCTGTTAAAAAATCTTCGTGTTGTTGGATGAAGATAGCTTTAATACCACCAATCCCATCTTTACATTGAAGTCCAAATCCAGCACTTAATTCACAAGTAGCCATATTATTATATTTTTTTTTATTTAATAAATAGGGGAGCAGCGTTAACCACTCCCCCTTTTATATGTGGTTATTTAATTAGTCGTTGTAACAATAAACAACATCACCCAATACACCGACCTGAGTTCCTACGCGGAATCTCATTGCCATGCGTACGTTATCAGATGCGTCAGTCAAAGACATATCTACAACTTTCACCTCAGCGAAATCAGAGTTAGCATCAACACCAACGAACATATTTGAAGGTTGTGCAGCGATCACAGTTCCGTTGCTGATACCAGGACAAACATAAATATCATATCCGTTGAATTGCAAGTTGAAATCAGCAGACGCTTGGAATTGTTGCAAATAACCTTCGGCAGCTACCGCTTGGCGATAGAACTGCGCAGACTGGCGATTCATGTATAATTTAGTTTCAGGTGAACCAATCAATGCAGTTGGCAAATTGTCGATTACTTGGTTTAAGTTTTCGATAATTGTTGCAACCGTCATGGTTCCAGTACCAGCTGACCATGCAGCACGATAGTAAGTAGAATTCACATCAATGATTTCTTCAAAACCATCAAATGCAGGATAAGTTCCAGCACCATTAGTACCTTGCCAAATTGTAAATTCAATGTTTTCAGCAACTTTTGCAGCGGCATAACCAATCAAGAAATCAGAGAAATTAGCAGGAACAACGTCGTTAATAAATCCGCGACCTGTTTGAGCGGCTTCCCAATCACGAGCAAATTCTTTTTTGCAAAGTTCCAAGTTTACTTTCAAATCTTTAACTTCCAAAACTGACTCGTCTAATTGCAAATCTCCAGCTTGTGAGAAATCGCATGAAGCAGCTTGAACCAAAGAAGCAGCATTAGACAACTTCTTTAATACAGCTTTGTATTTTACACCCTCTTTAAGAGTAACGTATCCTTTTGCTAAAGTGTCTCCAGACAAGATAGCTGCGTTGATATACGGTAACGCCAATTCACCTGCGTAGGTTGAACTGTTAATGGATAATGAATCAGCCATTGTTTTTCTTTTTTATTTAATTATTTGTATTTGTTTATAATTGCGAAAATTCTATTCTTAGAATCCATCTTAGCTAAGTTGATCGGTGCAGCGTTCACGCTAACACTCGACTTCTTTACGCTGTTGGTTGCTGGTTGTTTGCTCAACTTTTCCACCTGCGCAGATAGTTCAGTTTTTTCAGCAGTCAAGGAATTGATGCGGCTTTCGAACTGCTCAATCAATGCGCTAATCGTAGCTTCGAATTCTTCTTTACTAACTCCATCAAATGCAGCGGCTTGTTCTTCTTCAACAACCTCTGATTCCATTTCGGGTTCAAGGATTTCAGTTACAACACCGCCAACGGTTACGATAAATTTACCTTCGGCAGTTTCGTGCTTTCCGTCAGGTGCAGGGATTTCATTTCCCTCTGCATCCATAACGAACAACGGACTACCAACGGCAATCATTTCATCGGGTGAACTTACTTCAGTTCCATCTTTTAAAATGGCAACAGCCATCTTTACAGGAGCAGCACTTTCAATCTCACCTTCTGCACTCAGTTTAATACCGAATGCCTTTAGGCGGTCTGCGTACTTACTCACAATTTCAGTTACTTTATTCATTGTTAATTTAATTTTCTCAATTATATGTAGCAAATACATTAAATTTGTTTCGTTAGTTTTTATAGGTTGTAGTTTTGATTCAATTTCCTTTAACAGAAAATCCCCTCAACGGAGGGGACTTTTTGTTTATAGAGAGATATCTTTTAAGCGTTTAACTCATTGGTCAACTCGCGCATTATTTTTTCGATTTCTTGCTCGGCTAAATATTCATCGCTCAACTCGGTAAAGAATCCTTCTAAAGAAAACCCTTTCACATCGCCTTGTTTAACCGCATTCCAAACTTCTTCATTGTCTATCTTCATGCCAATGCACCAAGTACCATCTGGAAAATTGAAACCGAAGTTTTGACTCTTATCGTGTTCACCTTCTTTAATCCATGACTCTACAACCGTACAACCTGTAATGGGTATCTCGTGTTGTAAATTTGAATTGTGATGCATGTTTCTTTTTAGATATTCTTGCGAGATTTTAGAGATAGTTTCTGCGCTGTATTTAGCGTAGTATTCTCCACCCATTCCATCAACTCGGTAAATAAGTTGCTCGGGTAACATAACCGCACCGTAAAGCATTTGTCTATCGCCTTCATCGATTGCGGCTTGTGTGATTTTCTTTGGTTCGGATTTCAATGCTACGAAATCTATTTCGATTGCAGGTTGGTCAACTAATGAAATACAATTAACACCAAGATATCCGCTGTCATCAATGGTGTATTCTACTACTTTTACTTCGCTCATTATTTTATTATTTTAGATTGGTCTTTTATTTTTTGCTGTGCTTCTTGTGCGCTACTTACGTTGGTAGCGAGTACGTATGTTTGTAGCGGTTGGGGTTGATTTGTTTGGTTATTGATAAAAGAAAGGTCTAACGCAGGTGCATTTGTTGAACCTCCACCCATGCCACCTGCACCCATTCCACCAGATGGTTTAAGATTACCACCCCCACCACTTGAACCATTGGCATTGAATTTCGTTGCTGCTATTTTTGCGATGTTTGCCGCACCTACTGCCGCTGCACTTCCTGCCATAATAAATGGATAAGCTGGAAAAATTGAAGTTATAGGTGAATCTTGCGCACTTTTAAATGCGTTTTGAGTTCCCTCGATTGCACTTATTGTCGCTTGTGCTAATGATAATGCCTTACTAACTTTAAAAGATTGTTCCGCGTTTAATATTCCAGTTGTAGTAAGTAAATCATTTAAACCCATTATACCATCAATAGTGGCTTTATAGATTTCATATTTTTGATCTTGTGTTAACTTGGTTAGTTTTACTTCTTCTTGTATTGCAGCTTCTTCCGTTTTTCTATACTTAGCATTTATTTCCGCTTGTTTGGTTTTTAATTCTTCTTCTAATGCGGTAAAATCTAAACCATATTTTTTGGCAAGTTCAATTTTTTCAAAGTATTCATCTTGCACATTTTGAAGTTCAGTAGCTTGTACACCTTGCTTAATGTTTTGAATTTCTTGCGCTAATGCTTCTTCTTCATTTGCTGCTTCACGTTTAATATCATCGAGTAACTGTTGTTGCTTTACAGCTTTATCATATTCTTCTTTTCTTTTTCTCTCAGCTTCTTGTGCATCCTTTTCATTTTCCGCTTTATTTTTTTCCCTTCTTGCTTTTGCTTTATCTGAATCTTGTTGATCGTATTTATCATTAATCTGCGCTTGTTTTTCCCTTGCTAATTTAGTTACCTCCGCTTGTGTATCTGCATTGCCACGCGCTAACCATAATTGTTCATCGTACCATTTTTTAATATCCGCCAATTCCTTTTCGCGTTCGCTCATATTGGAACGAGCTAAATCATCGCGCATTTTACCAACTGCATCATTTGCCTTTTGTAAATCCGCAATCATTTCTTCGTTGCGTTTCTTCTGTGCTTCTGCGCGTTCTTCGGCTTGTGTATCTATTATACCAG